GTGTATTGCCTTGAATCAATTCGATTAGGTTGCCTGCGAAGTTTACACCGTGCAAGTTTCAATCTTGCCCTAACTATTTTAATTTAAAAGTTTATATTTGAAAGCATGAAAGCAATCAAACAAACATCAATCGTTCTACTCAAAGTATTAGCGTATTTTCTAATTTGCTACGCGTATATAAGCCTGACTAGCTGCTACACTAAAAAGGGTTGTATTGAAAAGTTTGTTACTCATGATACGATTGAGGTTGTGCACCGTGACACGATTCAAGTGATATTACCAGCCGATACTATCAACCTGCAAATGGATATTGATTCACTACAAAGGATGTTAAACGATGCAAGGGATTTGTTTTGGAGTGATGATGTTGTGCTTTTATCGGATTCTCAATATGTACTTAAAGCAAGTTACGACAAGCCTACTAATAAAATCAAGTTCAAAGTAATCGAGAAAGAGGGGAAACAAATTCGAGTACCTTATGAAGTCCAAATCAAAGTACCATGCACTCAAAAAGTTTGGACAAAATTAGACCACGCCCGAGCGATTAAGTGGCCGTTGTTTGTTGTGTTTATGTTGGGGATATGTTTAGGAATTTACATCCAAATTCGCAACGGTTAGGCGTTTATAACTAAAATATTCTATTCGATTATCAGTTAGTTACAAGTTGTTATTATAATTTGTTAACGAATATTCAAATTGTTATTATCTTTGTTGAGCAATTAATTAATAAAACAACTAATAAAAAACATTATGACAACTCTAAACAACAACACAAACGAATCACAAATCATCGTAGCTTTTCACATTGGTAGAGGTGGCAGATTCAACAACTCAGGCTTTAGAACTTATTTAGGTGAGAAGAATATTGCAGAGTTTGTGAATGACCTTTACTTAAATGAAGATGAAACTATGTATTTAGATCATAACGGTAACGAGGTTTTGAGTATGGAAGATTCATTATCAGGTATTGGTACTATAAACATTGACAATGACTATGATACTACATACACTAAATCAATTGATGACTGCAATGAGCATGAAATTGAATTGATATGCCAATCAAATGAACATAAGACTATCGACCTTGTGGAGTATCTTGAAGTTGTTACAGATTATACATTTGACAAATACGGGATTATAAACCAATAACAACCTTCAATTAAAACAACATGGAAAAACAAGAACAAGTAACGCATTGGAAAAAATTAACCAATCCGAACTACATCGGGGCTGAAATATTACAGCCCGGTCAAGAACTAAAAGTCACAATCGACAAGGTTGTGAAAGAGCAAGTAAAAACAGCCGAAGGTACTCAGGAGTGTATTGTAGCCTATTTCAAAGGTGGCACTAAAGGAATGATACTAAACAAAACCAATTGCAAAATTATTACTACTGTAATTGATACACCCTATATTGAGCAATGGATAGGCAAATCAATTATAATCTATGCAGCTAAAGTAAAAGCATTTGGAGGAATGGTTGAGGCATTAAGAGTTAAAAACCAAAAGGCATGAGTGTATTAGAAAAATTCGACCCGAAAAGATACGGGCTAATTACAGGCTCTAAATGCGCTGTATTGCATCCGAAAAAATCAGCCGATGTAGGACAACGTACATACGCTAAACAGCTTGCAAATCAAATGTATTTTAGGTTTTATGATGAACAAGGTACATGGCAGACTGAACACGGTAACAATTTTGAAGCTGAGGCCTATGTTTACTTTCATGAAAACTTTGACAAATCAGCCGTTCACAAACCTGCGTTCATGGTTCAAGATAACTTTGGTGGTAGTGCTGATTGCCTTTGTGATGATTATGGAGTTGACTTTAAATGCCCAACTACTTTAGAGAAATGGCTTGACTATTTACACGTTGGAATCGACACAGACCAATATCATCAAGCACAAATGTATATGATGCTATACAATAGGGAGGAGTGGAAAATATGCGCATTCCTAACTGAAACAGAAAAGATGAGCAACAACGGAATGACTTACCCAGTGCCACACAATCAGCGCATGATAGTTGTAAATGTAGAACGTGACATTGAATGGGCGCATAAGACTTATGTAAATGCCGAGCCTGTAATAGTTGCTCGTGATTCATTCTATCAAAACTTAATTACTCAATTTGGCAATCCGAATGGAAAAGATTAAAAGCAAATACAAGTATGTATATCACAATCCCGAAATACGCTCTAAACGTAAGAAATGGCAAGCGGTTGTAAATAAACAAAGGCAATGGTTTGACATAGAAATAGAGGCAGCTAAATGGGTAGATATTCAACTTATAAGATTAGGCAAAGAGCCAGTAAACATATTTAAAAAGAAACAACCTTTAATAAAATAAACATGACAAACGTAAAAGAAATCAGAATGAACACATGGCCTTTAAATAGCGAAGGCGAGATTTTAATCAAACTAAACAACATAGAAGAAACTACTGCGCTGTTTATGGAAATAACCAAAACGATTGATAGGTTTTATAGACCAGCAACCTTTGTAACAGTTACAGATGAAGATATTAGAAGGTCATTTAATAAAAAATAAACATGAACAAAAAACCAACCCAAAGCCAAGTAGTGTATGAGATGCTACTAGCTAAAGAATTAGTCACAGCATCGACTGTTTACCGTGAAACAAAAAGACGGTGCAAATGTGGCTCAGTTAACCTTCACGTCCTATGCCGTGAACTTAAAAAGAAAGGCATTAAGATAGTAGGAACGTGGAATTATAACGAGGAAACAAAAACTAGATACAAAACTTTTAAACTTAAATCAAAATGAACATGAAAAACAAACCTATGGAATATGAGGAGTTTCTTAAGTCAAAACAAAAGACACATATTGAATCGGGCTTTAGTGTTGACGAAAGTAGCATGAATGTAAATCTATTTGACTTTCAAAAGTTCATCGTTAAACGTGCATTAAAAGCGGGTAAGTATGCAATATTTGCGGATTGTGGACTAGGTAAAACCTTAATGCAAATTGAGTGGGCAAAGCAAGTAAGCAACTATACAGGGAAACCCGTTTTAATTTTAGCACCATTAGCCGTTGCTAGTCAAACTATACAAGAGGGTTTAAAGTTTTCAATTGAAGTAAACAGAATCAACAAAGGCATGATTCAAATTACCAATTATGAGCAAATCGAAAACATAGACATAAGCCAATACTCAGGAATAGTTTTAGATGAAAGTTCGATATTGAAAAACTATACAGGCAAGTATAAAAACCTAATCATTGAACTATTTAAAACAACCCCTTACAAATTAGCTTGTACTGCCACACCTTCACCAAATGACTTAAACGAAATAGGCAACCATTCTGAGTTTTTAGATATATTAGATTCACAAGATATGCGTTCTAAGTGGTTTGTAAGGGATGAAGGCATGAACAATTACCGATTAAAAGGACACGCTAAAAAGGACTTTTATGGATGGATTAGTAGCTGGGCTACCATGATAACCAATCCATGCGATTTAGGTTTTGATGGATCTAAATACAAACTCCCTGAACTTGAAATAATCGAGCATGAAATAGTAACAAAAGAAAAGGACAACGGACTACTTTTTAATATTGGAACTGTAAATGCGACCGACTTTAATCAGGAATTGAAAAGGACTGAATCTGACCGATTAGATAAGGTAGTTGAATTATGCAAAGCAAAGAAAGGCCAAATACTAATTTGGGTAAAACAAAACCGCGAGGCCGAGTATTTAGTTAAAAGATTGGAAGATGCAAAGGATGTAAATGGATCTGATAGTCCTGAAAAAAAAGAGGGCTTGTTATTAGGTTTTGCGAATAATGAATTTAGGATTTTAATAACTAAAGCTAAAATAGCTCAGTTTGGAATGAACTTTCAAAATTGCAATATCCAAATATTTCCAAGTCTTGACTTTTCATTCGAGGCATATTATCAACAAGTTCGCAGGTCATATAGATTTGGACAAAAAAATAAAGTAGAAATTCACTTAATTAAAACAGACACAATGGAAAACGTAGGTAAGAAAATCCAACAAAAAGAGCGTCAATTTTTAGAGATGCAACAAGAAATGAACAAGAACATTAATGACAAAAAGTACGGACTACTAAGCGAGTATCAGCGTAATGAGTTTAAGAATGAAGATGTATTATTAATCAAAGGAGATTCATGTATTGAAATAAAAACAATACCTGACAATTCAGTTGATTTAATTATATTCAGTCCTCCATTTAGTTCATTGTTTACTTATTCAAATTACATCCATGACATGGGAAATAACGAAAACCATGCGGAGTTTTTCAAACAGTATGCATTCCTTTTAAAAGACTTATATCGCATACTTAAGCCGGGCCGTTTAATGTGTTGCCACACTAAAGATTTAGGAGTGTATAAGAACTCAAGCGGATATACAGGAATGTATGACTTTACAGGTGAACATACAAAGGCCGTTTTAGATGAACAGTTTAAACTACATTCAAAGATTACTATCTGGTGTGATCCTGTATTAGAAATGCAAAGGACTAAAACACAAAGATTGCTTTACAAAACAGTAACAAGCGATTCAACAAAGACAGGAATAGGAATGGCTGAGTATATTACTATATTCAAAAAATGGGACGGATCAGATGAATCAGAATGGGAACCTGTTCAAAACTTGACTAAAAACAATTTTCCACTTGACACGTGGCAGCGTTGGGCTAGTCCTGTATGGATGGATATTAAAAGGACTGATGTGTTAAATAATAAAGAGGGTACTGATATGGGGGATGAAAAACACATTGCACCTTTGCAGCTCGAGGTTATACATAGACTTGTAAACTTGTATTCAAATGAATGTGAAGTAGTATTCACCCCGTTTTTAGGAATTGGATCTGAAATATACAAAGCAGTTCAAAACAACCGTAAAGGAATTGGCATCGAGTTAAAGGATAGCTATTTTGATGTAGCTTGTAAGAACGTTACGAATGCATTATCTAAAAAATTACAAACAACTTTATTTGAATAAATCATGAACCAACGAAAAGCAAACTTAACATTTTTTGTCATCCTCATTGCGGGGTTGATTGTAGCTAACTTAATCGAAAAGATATGAGAGAGATAAAATTTAGATTTTGGAATCCTGAAAACTTTATGAATAAAGGATGGCGTGATGACATAGGCATTAATAAAGGGATTGATGCAGCACAACAATATGGCTATAAAGTCATGCAATATACAGGATTCAAAGACGTAAACGGTAAAGAGATATACGAGGGAGATGTGTTGCAAGTAACGTATATTGATGTAGTAGAACCTACAGGAGTGGGCGTTATTAATTCGGTTGTAAGCTTTGAAAATGGTATGTTCGTTTGTAAAGATGAGGGGTTTGATTATGAAGGCAAGAAAGAACAGCCAATGTCGCTTTACGAATGGATGAAAGGCGAACAAGTCACAATTATTAGAAACATTTATGAACGCTAAAGATATGAGCGAATACATTTACCGTGATGGTTTACGAATCAATCACACACTGTACGAAAAGTACCTAGAAGCAAAAGCCAAAACAACTAAAGTTCATTTGTGCCATGTTAGGGCGTTTCAACTTAAGTTCACATCGACAAAGGAGGTTAAACCATGTTAGCGCATTACATGATATATCCGGGCCTTGCAGTTGCAAGAAAACGTGAACTGTTGATTGATGAAATTATAAGAGTTGTTTGCGATAATACCCAAATAAGTAGGCATGATGTAATGTCAAAGAGCCGAAAGCGTGAGTATGTAGATGCACGGCATTACATATTTTATATTACCTACAATCATTGCAATATGTCATTAGTAGCAATTGGTAAACATATCGGATTCCGTGACCATACAACGGTAATTTCAGGCCGTGACAAGATTCGTGACTTAATTGATTACGATAAAAAAGTTGCTCAGGATATTAAAGAATTAAAACAGCGTTTGCATTTATGATTATTTGATTATATTTGCAGTACATAAAGTAGGTATCTTGAAGTAGTGAGCATGATACCTATTAACTAGGATGTTTTATTACAACCTAAAACCCTGCCACAACTCACTACTGGCGGGGTTTTTTATTTTTAATATAATGGCTAAAGGACTACCATACTTTAAGTTCACACCTACCGAATGGTTAACGGGTAACATCTGTTTTGAGCCTATGGAAGTGCAGGGCTTGTTTATAAATATTTGCGCTTTGTATTGGCAGCGTGACGGTAAATTATCAATTGACGATATTAATTTAAGGTACAACAAACCGACCGCTTTAAGTTCGCTAACCGACCGCTATTTTTCGGTTAATAATGGGTTTGTATCTATTGAATTTCTTAATGAACAATTTCACGAAAGAAAGCATATTTCTGTGACAAATTCATTAAATGGAAGTAAGGGTGGAAGACCGAAAACAAATGGAATAAAACCGACCGCTAAGCGAAACGAAAGCGAAAAAAAGCCAATAAGAATAAGAAAAGAAGAAGAAGAAAATAAAAAGGATATAGATTATTCACTTGAAAATTGTAAAAAACTATTCATTGAAAAGACAGCATTCAATTGGACTGAAACCTATGCGATAAAACAAGCCGAGTTATTTTACAATTTCTATTCATCAAAAAATTGGATGGTAGGTAAAAATAAAATGAAATCAGTTAGTCATGCAATAGGTGGATGGATAGCTAGGGATGATAAACCTGAATTGAAAGTACCTAAAAAAGATAAACCAATATTCTACTAATGGCACAAATCATAACATTTAAGCAAGTACGGGATGAGGTTTTTAATCTTTATGAGAATGGACTACAACCCGGAGTGAAGATTGGATTTGAAACAATAGATCCGCTTTACTCTGTAAAAATGGGTACTACAACTATAATATACGGTCATCCTACAGTTGGTAAATCTCAATTCTTACATGAATTATTAAAATCTTTAACGTGTGTTCATGGTTTGAAGGGTTTGATGTATTCACCTGAAACAGGAAATGCAGCCGAAATATTTGCGGAGTTAATCCATAACATCACGGGCAAAACCTTTGATAAAAAGTTTCATTTTAATCGAATAGCTGAAAGTGAATTATATCAAGTAATACCATTCATTGAAAGTTATTACAACATAATAGAGCCTACAAATGAAAGAGGATTGGAATATGATGAATTTTTTGAACTAGCTAAACAAGCAATCAAAGACTTTGGAATTAAGTGGACTTCAATTGACAATTGGAACGACATAGACCACTACACTAATGGGATGATGATTTCTGAATACTTAAAAAAACAATTACCAAAATGGAATCGGTTTGCAAAATTAAACGACATTCACAACTTCATGGTTTGCCATGCACGAAACCCAACTATTGACAAAGGGGAAAAATTTCCAACCATGCCACGACCTGATGAAATAGAGGGTGGCTCAGTGTGGTATGCCAAAGCAATGAACCTAATCGGGCTGCATCGAGAATATGAAGAACGTGTAAACGGTTTTGAGCAATCAACTACTTTAACGGTTGACATTAAGAAAGTAAAGCCTAGAATCGTAGGCAGCAAGGGGAGGGCCACAATCGTTTATAATTACTATAAGAATAGATATGAACACGCAGGGGAGTTCATCCGCACACCATTTACAATTGAAGATAATCCACAACCAACAAAAACACCGTTCTAATGACACAAGAACAAATAAACGAAAGGTATTTAGAGAGCCTACTTCAACTCATAGAACTTGAGGGCAAGTTAAAAGGGTATTATGAGAGAGATAACCAAAGCGTGTTTTTTTGGGAGTTTCACGCGTATATTAGCGATTTAGAAATAAAAGCAAGGCGAACAGATGGCGAAAGAAAAATAACGGCTTTAAACCACGTTAAAAAGCTAAAGGAAATATGCAACGTATATCACGACCTATACATGAAGTCCATTGTTTTTAAAATCAAACATGATAAATTGCAAAAAGAAAACCATGAACTAGCATTGAGGGTAAGTGATTTACAAGCGGAATTAGATAAATTTAACCAAATGAATAATTTTTAAACATGAAAACAAGCATAGAATTACAACTCATTGATGCCAACTGCAACGACTGCAAGCACATGAAAAGGGATTTAGATAGGCTAAATCTTCACCGCAAATCATACGAGGGTACTGGGTTAATG